CTGGAAACAGGCGAAATTGTTTCCAAATAAAAATCGATCGGATCAAACCGGCACCGCAGACAACGCGGTCTAAATCAGGTGCTCGCTCACTCATCGAACCAGCGAGGTAAAAGAATTAAAGGGAGTAATCGAGCTATAAGCATAGGAACCTTATAAGCAGAGCAGCAGTAATCGAAACATGATTATGAGCGGGCCAAAAAAACAGAGACTAACGTAATAATATGTGAGGGCGTCCTCTTTCGGCGAGAAGCATAGTATTATATGTCATAGTTAAGCGGCTGGGGACTGTCGCATTACAAAATGTCCAAAAAATGATGATTGATGGTAATACGTATTAGCAGCCATGATCCTTAAATGGAGAAAATCGAAAAGCTATAAATGCAGGAATAGCATCCCAAAATCCACACAGGTTTAAGCTCCTCAGTGTATCGAGAAGTAGGTGTCCGCCCTTTGGAAGGTTGGCCCAGGCAAGAATAGTAAATCTAATAAGCCGATTAAGAGTTATGCCGGACTCAAAACCTATATTGAACATACAGGAAAGGCAAACCGACAGCAAACCTGGTACTGGTGGCAAATCAATTGCTCCGAGATAGACAAATGCTGAACGGACAGCTATAAATGTCGAATTTTAATTATTTACCACGTCAATAAGTCTCATAGAAGCCGACCATACAAAATAGCCACTATTAAAGTTACTTATGAAAAATGGGTATCTGCCGCAACAGCATACAACAATATAAAAACGATATAGAATAGGTAATTTGGATAATTAAAAGCAATAACTCCCCGCGCTATAATAATGGCGATCAGCCCATGAGAGATGGAAGATTAAAGGAGAAAATGCAAAAACAACTATTAATAGAATACATAAACCGGCTAGTAATGCGCGGGGTGGAAATCCAATAGTTGAAGTTATCTTTTTGGCAATTAAAAAACCAAAGGCCCATGGACCTAGATAGCGAACATCTCATTATATTACTGGTTTTAAAATGAATGAAACAATATAAAAACCAACCTAGTTGTTGCTTTCAAGGTTAATCGAAAGTGGTCTGCGCCTATACTAGTAGATAGGAAACACACGTTGTAAGTGTGATAACGAACAGAAAGGCGAAAGCCGAAGTTGGAAACTCGCTATATAGTTTCATCCCGGCGAGATTCGGGCAGTAGATTAAGCTATAGAACAAATCATGCGAAAAACTAAAAGAATGGCTAGTTAGGAGTACGACCTGCCAGACAGGAAAACTTCAAACCCATGATATATGGGCAAAGTTTATATCACCAGTAAAAGAGTAGTAAGCTTTTACAGCATATGTCAATACGGCTAGAACCCGGTATACTTATTGCTATCATATGTCTTATGAATAGTAATAATAGGGGCGCAAAGGAGCTCGATATGCAAAACCAAGTGGAAGGTCAAACACTTTAAAACCAATAGAATAGGGAAATGAACAATCATTCGGTACAAGACGATAAGAAAGTCATTTCAATACAAGAGTCTGAAGTTTAGAAACCTGGCGCCCATAGTTGGAATCAGTCCTTTAATGGAGAAAGGTACAGAACACGCAGGTCCAAACTGTAAACAAAGTAAATAATTAAGAATATGATTATTTGCCCCGTGCTTATGTACATATATAAAGTAGTCACTAAATAGGATTTAAACAAAACATTGCAAATTATATCAATAGTAACTCAAGTTTCAAGACTTGACACAATATGGAACTTCAGAACACCATGGCTTCATTTGCCATAGGAATTGATACAAGGTTCGTTACGAAATCTTTCTACATACGTTCTTCTCTATTCTTAATGCTAAAGAATAGTTTTTTTAAATTATCAAATATTATCGGCTATTGTATTTACTATACTCAAGAGGCTAATCTCAAGGGTAGATCGTGACATAAACATCCATAGGCTTGTTGTGTAAATATAACTGGAATAGATGGAGAAGCCCATTATTCAAATACCGCTTTTATTCAAAACCAGCCCGAGAAAACGATGAAACTAGGGCATACATATATACAATGGAATGGAGCGTCTTAGAGCAGTGGCAGATAATGCTGAGGTAATAAGATTGATCATAAGAGACTACTTATGAGGTTTATAGTAAATAAATCGTCTAGCGACTGACAGATACAGAAAGTATATAGTGATATAAGGATTACATGCCCTGCGAGTAGGAGAGCAATGGATTTAGGATTGGAGTGTAACCAATCATTATTAAATTTCTTTACATTTTACATCAAATTTTCTAGTCGGAACAGATTAAACTCTCAGTAAGACGCAAAATATTTTCAAAACACAGTAATTAAATCAATTAAAAACGGAGGTCAAAATGAAGACAAAGAATAAAGTAGGTCAGCGGCTTTTTGCTGGCGCAGAAATTTTCAAAATAGCATCAAAACCAGTTGATGTAAATCACAAGTCAAAAGAAAAAGAATTACGTATCGAAAAACTTGCACTTATCTGCATGCCAAAAGCACTCGTAGTAAACGAAGTGAAATTGACACACGGACCTGGTGGATCGGAAATTTACGTAGTGAACGGAGGAGACAACAAAGTCTTATTCCCTGGTAATTACAAATTCGCAGAAGACGCCGGTAAATTCGATCTCGAAAAAGAGCCCGACACATATTTCCCTTCCTATAAGGAGGCAATCTCAATTTGCAACGCTGAAAATGAAAGCGAGATTAATCGCTTGACAATTATTCGCGATGATATCGAAGAACAGATTAACTGTCTAATTGCCGCTAACAAGGCAAATACCGCAGCTATTCCGTTGTACGAAGAAGAAGAGGACTAATCCGAGTTCGCAAGAACTCTTAATTCATATTCAATATGGATAAAAAGACTAGTTTAAATGATATTGATTTGCAGCGATTAGCTGAATTAGTCAATGTCTATCTCAAACCATCTGAACGTTTTTCAATAAATGGGAAAGGTGAGGTTTCTTTAACAGTTAAATCTTGGTTGGCAAGACTCTTTAAACGGAGTTCAGAAGACCACTATGACTTCTTAGAAGTGGTAGGGATAATTGTAAAAGGAATTATGGATGTTAAGGGAGTAATCCCTTTCATAGCAACTACATGCGATAATTCTATTGATATATTAATTGACAACAATGATAGATCAACAGTTATTGCAAAACTCTATACAGCACATATAATAGACGAAGACCCTCAAATAGAAGAGGCAAAAGTGATTGGGCAAAAGGTAACAATTGAGTCCAAACAACGAATGCTCTATCCAGGAGAAGTTATATTCCGAAAGGAACCTAGCATCCGAGAGCTAAATGAGAATGTTTGCGCATTATTAAATGGCAAAAGAAACAATAAAATTGTCATAATTGGCAAAAGGTAGTTTTTTAATTAAGTAATAAATATTGAAATTCATTGAGGTTAAACCCTGACGTTCGAACTGTATATGATTGGGTAACTCCGAGGATCATTTACGCTAAGCGAGAAGACAATGTACAAAAAACAATATTCATTATGGCTTAGAAAACACACAAAAAAAATAACGCAGATCCAAACCTTAAACGGGGAGGAACTGCTTTGTCCTTTTAAAAAAGAATAAACAGAGTGATATCTGTTATTTAACACGGAGAGGTTGCTTTAGGTCAAAAAGAATTAACTATTAGTAATAATCAAAACTAAAAAATTATCAAAATGACAGCACCTACTAAAATTACACCTACAAAACTGATCGCAAAACGCGAAGTACTTATCGCACAGATCAAAACCTCTTGGAATCTTATTATTAAAAACAATGTATTACCAACAGAGATGATGCCTCTATACAATTTAACAGCTGTATATGCTCAAATTAAAAAAGACGAAGCCAAGTTGATCGAAACGAAGATCAAACTACAGGCAATTAATTTTGGAATTAAGGACCTAAGTCTTATCTCTAAAGATAGCGCGTTCTATTCGATCTTTTTATTACAACAAATTAAAGAACGAGCAACAAAATTGGCAATGATCCCAACAAAAAAGGAAGATACCGAAAAAGTGGTATTTAGTAGAAAATTCATCAACGATGAAATTACTGAATTGAATGGGAAGATAACTATACTGGAGGAATATCTGCTAAAATTTAACGCTGAAGAAATTAATGACGCAGCATAACACTAACAAAGAAGTAATGGTAAATGCACTAGAAGAAGTGTAATTGGGTCCAATTCCCAAGCTTTAACAAAAGACAGATAATTTAAAAAAAGGGCAAATAGAGTTCGTTAGCTTCATAAGGGTCTAAAGACTGGTGTTGCGTTACAGTATACGACTATAATACAGAGACTCGTAATCAAAGTATTGTGATTAACTGGACAGTCAAGCGTAAAATCAGACAACGAGGCGTCCACGAAACGCCTACAAGTTTGTAACTCCAAATTATCTGTCATCACATTAAAAAACAAACAAAATGAGACCAATTGAAAGAATAGATGATTTTTTAAAAAAAGTAGATTGGAATGACCTATTATATAACAGATGGAAATTGGATAAAGAAATTTATTACGATAAAAAAATTGCATACGCAATAAAACCAACTGTTCCAGAATACTGGAAAGAAAATCCAGATATGAGAATCGGCCAAGTCCTTATAAACATGCAAATAGTGCCAAATGACATTGTAATATGGCATGCAGAAGAGCCAGACATTTTAATGTCACAGGGACTTCCACCAGAAGAATGTTTGTATTGGACTTCGCTCTACGACAAAGACATGAATCTTTTAGATGAACCATTAAACCGAAGAGTTAGCGATTTAACAAAAGATCATATTATCGCAATCGATAAATACATGAAAGAGCACAACGGAAAGATATCACCAGAAATGGAGCAAGCGTTCGTAAATGTTCTACTAAGGCCAGAAATCACATTAGATGATTATTCTGAAATGAAATAACAGATCCTATCAAACTTTATCACATAAGATTTAACTTAAAAGTAAATTAAAAATGCTGATAGAACTAGATTTGGAAGAGGCTAAGCGTCTCGGGATTACAGTAAATCAGATTATATTGATTAGTTTGCTGATGAATAAAACACCAATAAGACCTCTACTGGACGTAATTCCATTAGAAGAAGATGACATCAACAACCTAATAGATAAGGATATATTAACAAAAGAATCAACTTTTGATGAAAAAGATTTTTCAAAACTAGTCATAACCGAAGACTTTAAAACAAAAATTAAAGTTAAAGATTATTTTACTGAATTCTTTGAAGCATATCCAGCATCAGTGCTGAGAAATGATGGACTAAAGGATTACTTACGAGGAGATATATCTCGATGTAGGAAGTATTATGATAAAATAGTAGGAAAAAACAAAACCAAACATGACCACATGATGGATTGCCTAAAATTCGAAGTAGAAACAAGAAAAAGAGGAAATTCACTAGGTTATATGAAGAGAATGGCTAAATGGCTATTATCTGAAGAATGGCTATTATATGACGAATTTATGAAAGATAAAAAAATTCAAAAACATGCAGGGGAAGTTTATGGCACCGCAATCGAGTAGTAAAATACTAGGATACAGACATATATCAACTGCTACGAACGAAATTGTTGGATATATTCAAGACAGAAGGACAAAAAAAGTAAACTCATTAGCGACCAGATGGCCTAAATTCAATCGCCTAGCAATGGGAGGAATTGAACCAAATGCCATATATGCAATAGCAGGGGTCTCTGGGAGTGGAAAGTCGTCATTTGTCAATACATTAGAAACTGATCTTATTGATCTAAATCCACGCGAAGATATAGTAATCCTATCATTTTCGTTTGAAATGCTATCAAGCAGGCAAGTGGGAAGAAAATTATCCTATAAACTAAAAAAAACCACATCAGAGTTATATAGTGCCTCAGAAAAGGGGCTAATAACGGACGAAGAGTATGAGGGGATACAGAAAGAGGCAAAAACAATAATGAGTTATCCAATTTATTATGTAGATACGCCAGGGAACGTAAGCGAAATAGCAACAACAATAAAATTCTTTCAAGATACTCTTGCCAAAGGGAAATGGCTAGTAGTCATTATAGACCATACTCTATTAATTAGAGGAAGTGGTACCGGAGGAGAAAGAGAAATTATTGTGGATTTAGAAAAAGAATTAATAGGGGCAAAAAAAGTTGGTAAAACCTCTATCATACAAATATCACAAATGAATAGGAATATTGAATCGCCAGAAAGGTTAAACAATAGTTCTCTTCATTACCCACAGCGAAGCGACTTATCGTCAAGCGATGCGGTCTTCCAAGGATCAGACTATGTCATAGTAATACACAGACCTGAAGTATTAGGATTATTATCCTATGGTTACAACAATCTCCCCGTAAAAGATTGTGTATACTTACATTTTTTGAAAAATAGAGAAGGGGACCTTAAGATATTGAAATTTATCAATGATCTAAAGTATAACAACCTAAAAGAGCCAGAAGAAGACGAAATAACCGCGGAAAGACACCAACAGCAGCTAGAAATAAAAATTTAAAAAAACACACATCATGAATAACTATTACAATTTTACGGTAACATTGCCAACAAAGAAACAAGACAGATTCGGTTTGAAAAAAACAGCATTTGTAGAAACGATCATCGAAGGATGCCCATGGTTGACAGTGGCCGGAACAGACGCTCCATTCAAAAATACCCTAGGAAAGAGTATTAAAGGAATAGACTATGCACCAGCAGGAAGCGTATTGACTTTCGGTACCAGTAAAACACACGATGTAAATTGGATTGAAGATTTATCATATTTGAAAGATGGATACAAAATGCCAAACTACAATTTGATGACAGAAACAGCAGGAGCGCTAAAACACCTGACGTTATTTGCGCTCAACAACGCAAAACAAACCACAAAAAGTAACGACCGTTACTCAGAAAGTTATAAATGCCCACTTTGTGGAAATATTACAGATGTAGAAGAATTTGCTTCTTGTACAAAAGTAGGATACACCATAATCCCAAAGGCAATTAGCTTTCCAACCTTCTATAGTTATCGTAAACCTCAATACACCACCGAGTATACTGTTACTATCGAAAATATCTACGCATAATAATAACATGCGGATGATTATATCAAATCATATCAAATATTGTCAACTCTATCAAATAAAAAATCATCTGCTGTTTTTTAACAATAAGACAGCAAAATGGTTATACTACCAACAATAAAAAGCATACCCAAAGTATTAAACCCAAGATTCTTAATTTTGTTTGGAAAGCCTAAAACTGGAAAAACAACATTACTATCAACCCTAAAAAACTGCCTAATAGTAGATCTAGAAGGCGGATCAGAGTTCTTAGAAGCAATGGCAGTTCAAGCTAGAAGCGTCACAGATCTAGGAGAGATAGCAACAGCAATTAAAACAAAAATTGCAGAAACAGGGAAAAAACCATACGATTACATTGCAATAGATAATGCTACAAGACTAGAAGACATGTGTTTGCCATATGCCGCCAGCCTATATAAACAAAACCCAATAGCAAAGAACTGGACTGGAACTGATGTGAGAACGTTAGAAAAAGGAGCAGGATATCTTTATTTAAGGGAAGCCGTAAAAACAGTAATAGATAACTTTCGTAACCTAACAGATCATTTTATTCTGATAGGACATACAAAAGACAGTCTAATAACTAAAGACGGAATAGAATTATCTGAAATGGAAATAGACTTGGTTGGAAAACTTGGATTAATAGTCTGCGGAGAAGCAGACGCAGTGGGATATGTTTATAGAAAAACAAATGAGACTTTAATATCATTTGAAGGAGGAGTAAACTCAGTAAGAGAAGCAAGAGCCCCGCACCTAAGAGGGAAAAAAATAGTTATAGCAGATTCTGATAAAGATAATGTGATTACAACCTATTGGGATAAAGTATTTTTGCCATCAAATGATTAATAGAAAGAGACAGATTATGATATTTAGTACACAAAACGCTTTTGACGTTGAAAAGAAAGACATTGCCTTCTTAGAAGGAGGTATTCACGAAAATGTAAACTTTGTTAACGTGAGAAAAGAACGCTCCACCGGGGGCAATTTATTCCTTGAATTCGAATTTGCAAAAAACGGAGCCAAGTTAACCCATACAGAATGGGAACCAAATAAAAGATCAGAAGACACAGACGAACAATTTGCAACAAAAGCAAATAACCAAGTGGCAAGAATATTACAAGTTATGGGATGTTTCTACGAAAAAGAAGCATTACAGAACTACACTTTCAGCGAGTTCGATGAATTGTACTCATGGGTCAAATCATTAATGGATGCAGTTGATAAAAACAAACTATTGAGAGTAAAAGTTATTTATGGCGAAACAGGTTATACCTCATTGCCTAAATATGCCAAATATACTTTCATTGAGAGCATGGATATCCCAGCGGATAAATCTAAGATTAAAAAATTAGGTATTGATGTGTTTGATCGTCCAGAAATAGGAGATAAAGAAACATCAACTGCAACGGCAGCAAATATATTTGGTGGAGGAGCTACAGCAGTGAATATGATGAACGCTACCGCTAATTCTATGACAGCGCCTTTTTAAGCTGATTATAAACAGATTATGTATAATACCAATACTATTCTAAATCAAAACGCAGAGGCCAAAATTACAATGCAAAATATACTAGAGAAAGTAACTGATTATGATATCTTCTCTAAATATATAGGTGATTTTAAAATAGGTTATATATATAATAGTCCGTTACGAGATGACAAAAATCCTTCATTTGGAATTTTTGTAAGTAGAAAAACGGGAGATCTATTGTATAAAGACTTGGCAAGCGATGACTGCGGAAACGTATTTAAATTTGTTAAACGACTAAAAAACCTAAATACATATGAAGAGACCTTGAAAGTAATTTCAGAAGATATGAATATTAATGGGTTAAAATTAATGATGTCGTCAGAGCATAAGCAACGATTAATTAAAGACACGATTATAAGCGTAGTCAGAAAGCCATTAAATCTTACTGATATTAAATTTTGGAGTAGCTTTGGTGTATCTAAAGAAACACTTAAGATATACAATGTTAGTCCAATTTCTAAGTTTTTAACAAATGGAATAGTAAAAGGTAAATACGAAATAGAAAACCCTTTGTACTGTTACAAAGTGTTTAACAAGTTTAAAATTTATAGGCCTTTTGGTTCTAAAATGATAAAATGGAGAGGGAATTTAAACGCTCTTGATATTCAAGGATTTGAGCAATTACCGGAAAATGGGGATTTGCTTATTATCACAAAATCATTGAAAGATGTCATGGTATTACATGAGATGGGATATGATGCAGTTGCTCCTTCGAGCGAAAGCGTTACAATACCAGAGAGTGTAATGAATAACCTGAAAAAAAGGTTTAAAAGAATATTGATTTTTTACGATAGAGATAAAGCAGGAGTTGAATATGCAAGGAAAGTATCAAAAGCGTATAATATAAATGCAATCTTTATCAACAAAAAGTATAAAACAAAAGATATTAGCGATTTAGTCAAAGGACTGGGATATGCGAAAGCATTACAGATTTTTGATTCAATGGCTAATTAGCTGAAAGAACAGGATCGTCCATATCGATTAGCAACCTGTTAAAGTATTGCGATGTGTGATCAAAGCAATGTAAAAAAGTAGAAGATTGCAATTGGGATGATAACCCAGGGAAAAACAAACGTTAGATGTATATGGGTATATCAGTAGAGTGCAATGAAATAGTGCACACTTCAAAGACAAAATAATCGGAAGGCCATTGCCCACATAGGTACATGGGGATCTTAGAAATAAGATAGTATACGAGTTCGAATCTCGTATGGCCTACAATTTAAATTGAACCTTGGAAAAGTTCAAATAATTATCACTATTATTAATCTTCGTTAACAGAATGGAGTTACTCTGTTAATCAAAAAACAAAACATATCAAAATGAATATAAAATCCAATACAGAAAATTATCTGATTAGTCCAATGGAGACTGAAAAACATTTCGGAGTTAAGACGAGTAAATTTATCGTCATCGACAAAAATACATTTGACTTCGTAATTCAGGACAATAGCGAATATATATCAGAAGGAGAATGGATCGACGAGGAAATTGACGGACGAAAATTCCGTAAAGTGAAGAAAAACATACTTGCCGAATTCGGTGATATTTTGTTGAGCGAATACAAAAACTCTGACAAAATATATGAAATTATCAGCAAGAAATTCATTAACATGTCTGGACCTTCCCAGGTTATCAAGAATGCATTGTCAAATGATATGAACCTCATATTATACGGTAAAGGAGGTTTTGGTAAATCAGAAGTTTGTGACGAATTATTTTCATGTGCAGAATTGAAGGGGCGCGTATTCATTAAATCGCTATCTGAAGCTACCACCGTTGAAGACTTATTCGGAGGCATTAATATTAAGAAAATGACTGACACGGGCTCAATCGAATACAATTGTGAAAATTCATTCGCAAACAGTGAGATTGTGATTCTCGAAGAGATCTTTGACGCTAATCCACAAGTGTTGGCCGCACTTAAGGATACATTAACCTCAAAAGAAATTCGAAACGGAAATCAACGTTTCCCGATAAAAACCAAAATTATTATCGGGCTTACCAACAAAACATACGAAGAAGTAATTGAAGATGACTCAACAGAGGCGTTAACTCAACGATTCGCTGTATCATATCCATTCCAGTACGAAATCAACAAACTAAACTCAGCGAGTCTGATTTTAAATCGTTATCCAGACTTTGGAGAAGATAAACTGGCTGCAATGATTGACACTATTACAGAGATGAAAGGTCTTTCCCCACGAAAGATTCTGGAAATGTCAAAATACATTAAAAATTTGGATATCATTAAGAATAAGAACTATTCTGAAAAGATCACCAATAATTTGATGACGCCAGTAACCAATTACCTGAAAACAAAAACAAGTATCAATGTATATAAATCACTATTTAACGAAATCGTAACGACAAAGAAAGCAATACGAGACGGACAAATTACAGATTATGATTCATTCATTGATACCAGTCGAAACCTGGAAATCATTAAAAAGGCTATCGCTAGAAAGGCTATCGCTTTGAGTGGAGAACAAAGTGCTATAAATGCAATAAAAGAAATTGATGAGTTATTAACCCTGATTAACAAGCGATAATAATGATAGCAGGAAATAACGCACACGCGTGCTTCCAAGATATGAAGTACAATATGGAATACGAAGACTTTGTGAAATTAGCAGCAATTAAAAAAGCTCTAAAATCAAACAAAGACAGAGAAATGGAAAATTGTAAAGCGCGCGGGACATATACGAAAGAATATAAATCAGCGGAATTGGAACTGAAAAAATTCGAATCCATTATGCTACCAAGCATATATAATAAATTAAGCGGATACGAGACGCAATCAGCTTTTCAGAAAGGGGAAGATGGAGAAGACGTCGAGTCTTATAAAGATATAGCCTTGAAGTCAGATATAATGGCAGAATCAGGGAAATATGAAGAAGGCACGATCTTAAATAGAACGATCAATGCAATGTACAATGAGTACAAAGACATAATCCAATTTGAACCTACAAAAGAGGAAATCAAAGAAGAGCAAGGGGTAGTAAGTAGAAATACCTGCGCAGAAGAAAATTCTAACGAACACAAAGAGCCAGAGGACGGTAACCCACTAAAAGATATGGTAGGATACAAAGAATTGGAGGCTTGGCTAAAAAAAATGAAAGGTACTACAAATTCTAAGAAAAAGAAATATAGACAAATGTCAAAAATTTCTGATTTACAGAAGGTATCTCCTGTGGAATTTATTAAACCTAAGGCTTTGTTTATGAAAAAAATTATAGGCAAAGAGTTATACTTGAAACAAGTGATTGAAAGTGAGAGATTTATGCATACCATTATTGATAGATCAGGAAGTATGGGAGGTTTTCATGACTGGCGCAATGCCTTAATGGAAAAAACATATGATGATTGTGTAAAAATGAACATTAGCGTAGAAAATTCCTTTTGGAATTCACACTTGTATTCAACTGGTGAATTTGCACCACAACGAATAAGAAATAAAACAGATTTGGAGAATAAAGTGTTTACAATTGACGAAGATGACGAAGACAATATGGGTCGATGTACATTAGAAAAAGTTAGATTGTTAACAAAACTTAAAACAAAGCAATATTTATTAGTGATCTCAGACGGTACCGGTTCAATATACAATGCAGACCAGAGAGAAGCTATTTTTGCCGAAGCTGAATCAAAGAACATTGAAGTTAAATTCGCATTATTTTCGAAAAAAAATGACATGCAAGGGACAAAAAAAGAAGACATTTTCTACATTTATAAGTAATATTTTACATATGAATGAAGATAAAAATACCGACGAAGACCTATAATCGTCGAGCCTATTACAGAACAGGAAAGGGGTATTGTCTAAATTCATAGATAATACCCCTTATCGGAGTAACACCGAGATAGGCAACAATTCAAATACAGTATACAATTATGGATGCAGATAATTTATTACCTCGTAGATATGAAACATACGAGGATTGGTGTGCAAGGACTGGGAGAATGACATACAAAAGAAGTAGCATATATGATAACATTAAACCATATACACCTTTTGGAGATGCAAACACTCAACTAGTTACAGAAGCAAAAGAACATACAATAGGTCCGATAGAAATATTGGACTACACAACGTTTATTACAATCAAACAAAACTATTAAAATGGAAGCAACAAAAGTGATTATACCAGCAAAAGAGAATTTATTTAAGAAATTTTATAACATGACTGCAGATATTGCAAAGAAATTGAAAGAACCACTCGTGGAACGTTCGACTAAACGCAAATTTGAATCAGCAACAGACTTTTGCTCGGATCAGTTGATAGAAGCTGAAAATGAATTCAACAAATTAGTTGAAAACATTGAAGATTTAGATGTCAATAAATTACTCAAAACTGAAAAGAAAAAAGAAGATGCAAAAAAGACTAAAGAAGCTATCGAAAGATTGTATTTAGCATTCTTTGGAACTAAATTGGCAGCATAATCTATAAAATATGCTAAGGGGTTAGCAAATAAAGCATGTGCAAACTTGGATGTGATAATCCTGACACATGCTTTATTATTTTTTTTACTTAAACCGAAATAAAATGGATATTAGTATACCATATTACGAAGACAACTCAAGGATATCAAGATCCAGTTTAAATTGGTTCAAAATATCTCCTAGATACTTTAGGGATAAACTTGACGGCAAGATACCAAACGACGCCTCGTCCGCGATGGATAATGGAACCATGAGGCATGCTTACCTATTACAATACAATGAATTTAGTAAGATGTATAGGATATTGGACTTTACAATACCATCATCCTCTCAACAAAAACAATTTTGCCAATCTTATATAGATAGCAAAGCCCCTAGCGTCGTTTTAAAGGCGATAGAGGCATTTAAATTGAATTATAGTGCAACTGGTAAGACAGATGCTACGATTGAAGCTACGGCCCTTAAAATGGCTCTACAGCTAAAAGGATATATCAAATGGTTGAGAAGTAATACTGCCGGACAAAAGAATATGTCATGGGCTCAATTAACTTCATTGAAAATAATGAAAGAGAATGTTTCGCTTCATAAGAAAGCGAGAGAACTCATTTTGACAGAACTGGATTCACCTAATGTAGAAACACATAATGAATTCCATATTAACTGGGAATACGAGACAAAATTCGGAGGAACAGTTTCATGCAAATCATTAATCGACAGATTAATAATAGACCACGAAAGCAAAGTAATAAAATTAATTGATATAAAAACGACACTTAGTAATAGTAATTTTGCAGAATCATTTACAAAATACGATTACGGGCAGCAAATGGCATTCTATTGGATGGCGATATATTGGTATTTTAAAAACGAATTGAATCTTGATATAGAGGAATACAGAAGCGAAACTTATATTGTAACCATTGAAAACGGCAACAATGAAGTTAAAGTTTTGAGTGTTCCGGAAAGAACAATACTCAACAAACTTACAGACATAGACAACAACTTATCACAAATAGATTGGCACTTACGCAATGGTCTATGGGATTACACAAAAGAATACTACGAAGGTGATGGTGTAGAATCATTACTTGAACATGGTACTTAAAGAAACATTGAATTCCTCATTACTATTTTTATTACCATTAGTAGCTGAAAAAGGTGAAACTTGGTTAGATTACACAGGCGCAAAAAACCTATATTCGACGCGAGACGACAGTTTTGTGAATGGATACAACATAGATATAAATAAGCCATGGTTGGATCGACATATATTCCTACTTTTCGAAGCAGCAATAGATTTAGATCTACCATTATCAAAGTTAAGAAGAAATGAGAATTTCAAATCAAAATATACAGTAAAAATAAATAAAGTCTTTTACGTAATCTATGCATATAGGATACCAGATGAAAAGGAAAAGTCATATAGACATATCCTTGATGGGGACTATAGACATATAAGCGGAGATGATAAAGCAGATATAATATCTTTTTGGGAAGAGGGAGTTGACTCATTATTATTTCACTCACTATACCGTAGCGATAAGACGTTAGGGAAAATAGAGAATGAAGAAATATACGAAGTTGATTATCTTCCGACAAGAGAAGACATTATGCATGCTATAATGATTAAAGACGAAACTAAAAATGCCATTACTTGCTAACTGCAGGTGATGGCATTTTTTTTATTATTTTGCAACTCTATCTATTCGAAACGCGACAGAGCCAAATTATTGTGGCCTTGTTGATGATTTTTTTCTAGCATTTCTTTTTTTGATAACATTTGGGTCTGTTGGACCTAATGCTCTAAAGATCAATCCAATATTCTTTCTCATGTATAATTCCTTAGCCTGTAAATCTGGATGCAGAAAGTTTTCATAGATATTCTTGTACCCGGGTATCAATTTAGTAACATACTGCTCTCCTTTAGTTTTGCCTTTATATTTTCCTCTCTGTATCTCAGTGCCTAAAGTCCCAGACATCAATCCATCTGTGATATTGAACATTACATCCCATTGATTTTGTGCGGCTGTAGGTGATTTTAAAATTCCTAATGCATCTGCCGGAGAAAATACTGCATTCTGTTCGTATAGAACCCTCATTGCGGCTATATATAACATTTCTTGTGTAGATGGTTTCTCCTTGTCTTTATCAGGCTGATCAGGTTTTAATAGCGAAGTAAGTATTGCGGTAATTACCATATATTTTACTTCATTTAAAGTCCTTTTAATATTATATACCTTATAGCTCTCAGACGTATTTAGAGACTCTCTAAGAGGCTTAATTATGTTAAAGGTAAGAATGTTCAACAATGCTTGATAACCTGCCTTAGAAGTCGCTAAAGTACGATATTGACCCTCATCCATCATACCTTTAGTATAATTAAACATCCTGCCACCAAATCTATCCTGAATAGCACCAACCATCCATCCTCTATGCATCATTAATGCACTAGCAATGGCATTTGTATTAATAGCATTTCTATCTGAAGATACGAGAACACCATCTAATTTAGCAGCTAATCTTTCTGCAACCATATTAGACTTATTCATTACTTCTTGAGTAACAAACGCTTTGTATTTTGGGTCTACTGATAATTGACCACTTTTCTTATCAATTATAAATGAGTCATATAGATTAGTTGGTAATGCATTAAAAAATTCAATAGCATCCTTTCTGTTAGATCCTGGAGTTGTAGACATAAATTTAGTAATAAATTCATTCCTATTTACATATGTATCTCCATCTAATTTATACCCTTTTAATACTGCTATAAGCATTCTAGATTTAACTAAGAAGTCACCTGCTGTATATGGACCATACATTATATGTTCTCCTGTAAATTGGGCTAATTGTAATCCATATGTATCTTTAGTAGATTCCGCTTCTGACCCAGCAACTCCATACAATCTAGTCAAGGCAACCACTTTATTATTAAATCTTCTTCTAGTAAGACTCATCAATGCTTCAGGTAAAATTTTAATTAGTTCTATATTTGCATTCCACAAGTCCTTTTCATTCATATTTAATCCAATCTCGGCTTCAATCTTCATATTTATCTCTGCAGTAGCATAATTAGCTACAATAGCTAGTGGATTGTATGCAAGGTTTATCATTCTAAACCAAGATAGCATACTTTTAAAAGGTTTAGCTATATCTATCTTAATATTTGAATTTGGTAATAAAACTTTAAATATTCCTATACTCCGCCTCCAGTCAGCGAAGTTCAAGGAGGCCGTCATTCTATTTGAGTTTATACCGTACATAGACCTATCAACCATTCCTCTAGCTCGTTTAATTATATTAGTTTCGCCAGCTTTAGTAGTCTCTAAATCAGATCTATCTAAACCTTTATTTTTTATTGCTCCACCAATCTTATTAAACAATGTTTTATTTGAGGCGGAAGTCCTATTCAGGCCTTCTAATAATACTTGTACATCAGCATGATTTTCATTCTGTCTCTTATAATTAGCAGCCATAGTATAATACAAAGTATATATATGTATCATATCTTTTGAAATAGCAGATGGGTTATCAAGCATCTTCCTATAAAATACAGGGATATTTTTTACTATAGAGCTATCTGGCCTAAATAATTTATCTACATCTCCACCATATTCAGACTCATCTGATCTAACTGCAAATATGTCTTTTATTTCATTCCATATACCTTTTAGTAAATTATTCTCAGAAAACATTCTACGAACGCTATTACCAGATATCTGTGGCATAAGTAATGGATTTGGCCTCTCTATAAAATCAAGCATAGAATCAGCTTCTTTCCTCATTTCAATAATAGTATTATAGAATTCTGCCTTATCTGAAGAACTCATCATTTTATTGAATTCAGAAGAGTTATCGTATAATATTTTGTTAGGTTGCAACCCGTAATCAGACATATCTTTTTCATACTTGTTGTTATAGAAGATAGAATTCTCATCTAGCTCAGACCAAGAAGCATTAGGGACGTCTCTTTTTATTAAAGATTTATCTTTAGGTTCTATTTTCATCCAATATCCTTTAGGTACTAATGAAACACCATCACTTCTAACAGTATGATTTTCTGCAAACCATTCTTCAGATATTTTTTGCTCGATAGAATTTCCTAATGCCATTTCAGTATATTTTGCATTTTCAGCAAGATACGCCTTAGTCTTCACCATGTCAGCGATACTACCAAACTGTCTAGCATTTTTGTTTTTAGATTGATTTTTATATTTGCTTAACATGGAATCAGCACTATCAATCCATTCTTTTACTGATTTTAGGCCAATTCTAGATGCTTCCATTCGGTTAACTCTAATCTCCATTGTATTAGTGTCTCTGAATGATTTTAATATAGCTTGTTTTTGATCATATAAAGCTTGCCATTGTGGAGTTTGATTTTCTTTTTCTAAAGAAGCTAAATCGTCCCAAAATGACTGCTCATATTCTACTTTAGTATTTGCTTGCACCCATCTCATATACTCTTCTGGAGCCAATGTAGATTTCATAATAGATTTAGCTTGATTAAATTTGGTTTTATTAGTGTGATAATCTAATTTACCCTTCATATTCTCATTATATGATTTTAATTCATTTGCTATCTCCAGATCTCTTCCAAATTTAGGGAGTCCAGTTCCTTGGTATTTATCAGACGAAAGAAATTCTTTTTCTTTCCTTAGTGTAAATAATCTCTCACTATCCTCTAACGTCATATTAAATGCATCTGGAACTCCAAACTCATTTATATATTTATCAGTTATGGCGCGAATCGACTTATTTGAATCATCTAAAACTTCACTAGTCATAGGAGACAATGAGTGTTTTAAATTATAATATTCTGGAGTAAACATCCTCTCGGCATGTTCTTCTAAAAACTTATCCTTTTTCTCTATAAACTTTTTATACTCTACTGGATCTAGTGGTGATTCATATGTATTATTAAGGTCAAACTCTTCAGCGAGTTCGTCCATAAATTTATTATAATCCTTTAAGAAGACGCCATATTTAAGTTTAGACAGTAAAAATCCAGTAGCTTTACCTTCGTGATGCTCGTAAAAACTCATAAAACTAACATATGGATTAGTACCAGCCATCTTTTTAGATAATATAGATAATTTAGATATCCATCCAGAATTACTCACATCATGTCTTACTTGATTATTTATGTTAGTAAGTAAAAAATCTAACGCTCTGATTTGCTCAACTCTAGACATAGATGGGCTCCCTACAAATGTAGACATCCAGGTAACATCTCTTTCTGAATTATACAAATCCTCAACTACCATATCCATAGTAGGAGATCCTGCAGTAGCTGCTATTTCCTGTAGCTTATTCCTGTATTTATATTCAAATAATGGCTGAAATAATTCATCTAAATTTTGAAATGCTTCCTTTACTGAATTTAAGTTTTCTTTAAACTCCTTAAGTTTAGTTTTGCTAGCATATTTATTTATTATACTATCTTCGTTATTATTTATTACTGAAATATTCTTAATCGACTGATCAAACATTTTAAGAAAGTCATTATAAATAGAAATTAATCTATTTGCATCAATATCATCTCCAACTTTCATTTTCGTTGTCATTTCTTTCAACTCCTTCTCAGTAGACAATCCTTCTTGCATTGCGTATTCAACAAATTTCATTGCCGCAACCACTTCGTCCGAATTTTCTATTTCATTAATTACTTTATCGAATTCATCTCTTTGCGATCTAGTTAAAGCCTTACTTTTCTTTAATATTGCGGCTCTAGATTTTAATCCATGGACATAAAACTCTTTTGCTTTAATAGCATTTTCAGTCATATCTCCTGGTTTCCAAAATATTTTCTTTTGTAATGAGACAAAACCTTTTTTATCTATTAATACCTCCTCTCTATTTAAATCAGACAATACCCCCCTAACTAAATCGTCTATATTAGCTGGATTATGTTCGTACATCCAATTTTTAAGCAATTCAGAATCTTTAGAATTAACATCAAAACTATCTATAAACTGATCTATAGTCATTCCTTTATATAATTCATCAAATTTAGATTCGCCTTTGTCAGTAAATATAATATCTAATGACTCAACTATACTTTCTCTTTCATTTAGGTCTCCAAGTACCCTCATTTGTCCTTCGCCATTTAAAGCCCACTTAGCTAATTCGCTAATTGTAGTCTTCTCATTGATAGTAAACACTAGACCGGAACGAATGCCCAGAGCCTCCTTAATAGTGTCTGTAAACGCCTTAAAATAGGCTTTAATGGCATCTATAAGTGTTTTATGTCGTTCTTCATTCAAAATGCCCTGAACTGCCATATCTAAAGCTCTTGCAACGATCTCATCGTTCATTGCATCTTCATCAATATTCTCAGATTTATATGTCTCACGTACATTTTCTTCTAATCCTTCTGTAGCCTTTGCTTCAAAAAGCAGATTTTCATATATAGACTTTAAGGATAGTACTGATTTTATATAATCTAGAAATGGGTGACTAAATAATTCGTGAACAACAGTAGTTTCATCTGCATTATTACTTACTATATATGCGGTATTACTAGTATCATCATATGCTCCAAGATCTCCAGACTGAAACCATGGAAATATCTCTTGCATCTCAGAATCTGTAACTACTTTAAAACTAACACCAGTTCTTTTACCTATATTAGTAGCTAACATATGTAAAACTGCTTGAGTTCTACGTTGGACCTTTTTTAATTTCTTTAACTCTTTCTCAGTTCTTTTGTCTAATTCAGTTTCATCTTTAGTAAATGTACCTGGTTTGTCTTCTCCTAATGCAGACTCAGCCTTAGAAGTACCTTCATACATATCAAATATTTGATTCTTCTTTTGTAAGTTTATACTTAATTGGGAATCTTTTTCCTCTTGTTCTTTTAATGCATTTTCAGATATCTGATCAGCAGTTAATTCTTCTTCTTTAGATAACTCTATTTTACTTTTAACTGGTTTTATTGGCTTATCTAAATTAATATCTATTCTATACGCAGTTTCTCCATTTATGGTTTTAAGTGTTTCGAATGGAACTATAGATAACGCCGACTCTGGAAATATAATACTAAACTCATTAAACTCACTATCAGCCTCTTCTTCGGACATTGGGTGTGTAGGCTTTTCGTCAAATCTTAATTTTGTCTGATATAATTCATAATCTTTTTCATATTGAGATAATTGTTCGTCAAATGATTTTTCAGATAAAATTATAGATTCTATTTGCTCTAATGTAGGCCATTCAGTAGTATTATTCTTTTCCATATATACACCCATCTTGGCAGCAAGTACCATTGGATGCATATTAGTTTGTTCTGTAAGTGCCTGAAACTCTTTCAAGCGAATATTTATACAATGTTTCATTATGAAAAGCAGGGTTTTAAGTTATCTTTGTCTTCGTCTGATAGATTATTATATTCTTCCATAGTCATAGCTGGGAACCCAGCATCTTGAAATGTTTTATTTATAGTAGATAATTCCTGTTCTGAAATAGATACAGAAGAAATTGGTTTATTTTCAATAGAATTTTTAGTATTTTCATATACATCTCTAATTGCCTGTATGGACTCTAAAGTCATTTTACCAGCATCTTGTCTACTACCTATTCCTGCAAAATCTTTTTCTAGTATTGGGGTTGCTGACTTAACGAAAGTATCACCATTCCATTTATACCATAGGTTATCTGTAAGATTGAAAACATTAACTTCTTTTCCATTAACTTGGGCCATTGCTACGGCCCACCCAGTTCCGCCTTTAACAGTTTTCATATTATTTTCTATAGGTGCTATTGCAACCACCTGAGTACTATTTTTAACCTGAAACCAATTGCGACTAAGTAGATCTTTATATGCATCTGGCCTTCTATGTAAGAGGGTATTTGCTTTTTGAACCTCAGACCATCCTTCTTCTAGCTCTGATTGTGTCAATACCCTATTGCCAAGCGGAGTTTTAGATCCATGGTAATAATGAATATGATTTATTACTCCATATTCTCTGCCTATAGTATCAAACATACTATCAGCACCGATAGCTCCTCCGGAGTGATTCGTTATATCTTTCATATCTGTTAATAACGTTTCTGGGGCAGCTTCTGTTGTAACCTTAGTCGGGGTAGTAACAGCCTCATTAAAATAGTCTGTAGAAACGTTATTATCTAATAAAGTATCCATAACTACCTTAGAATAGGCTTCTACGCTTGTTTTAAGCTCTTCTGTAGTATTATTTTTTGTAAGTTGAGAGTTAGATAGTAATCTAGAAAACTCGTACATAGAAGCATCTATTTGAGCGTCAGAATATCCTTGTTCAGATAAGTCATCATTTAATGAATTAGCAGCAGATTCATAATCTTTGGTATTCTCTGCTACTTCTAGGTATTCTTTTATTTGATTCCTTAAATCCTCAATTGGATTTGCTTCCATCATATCTTCATCATATTGATCTTCATATACTTCACCATCTTCTATTTGCTCATCAAGTGGTCTAAAAGTAGAAAATGCATCTGCAGAATCTTTTGAAACTCTAGCAGATTGAAATCTAGGATCATTATTATACGCTGCAACTAATTGTTGAATAGCGCTAGTAAACATTTCATTAGAGGTAAATAAGAAATTCGGTATAGTACCATTTTCTCTAAGTGTATTAGATGGAACAATAGACTTATCTAAACCTAATTCAACTATAGATCTGCCTGATACTTTCTCACTAGACTTGTCAGTAGCAGTATATACTGGTTTAATTTTACCATCTTCATCAGTAACGGTACCAACTTGTTTGTATAATACATAGAATTTACCTTCACTACCAGCATCATAGGCTACTTTAACATATGGCCTGAATATAGGGTTTTTCATGTCATCCATTCCTATGTTTTTAGCATCAGATTGAATAAATACTACCTCATGAGTCTTACCTTTAATGTACTCAGCCCTAGAAGGAATTGATGGGGCATTATAAGTATCAGGTATTCTCATACCGCCTATATCTGTAAACGTACCTAGATTCTTATGTATATAAGTAGAAGGAACTATTTTATCATCATACCATCTATTTCTAAATACCTGATCTATCGCTTCTTGCTCATTTTCAAATGGATCTTGAGTCTTTTTAAATTCCTCTAATTTATTATTTACAAAATCACCAAACCCAATATCAGATCTAACATCTTCTCCAAGTTTGACTTGATTAAATGCACCATTTTCACCATTAGAGAAGTATTGATAAAGTATAAAATCATGTGCAAATGATTTGACCTCAGGAATTGGACTATCTAATAACTCGCCCCAGTATTCTTTTATTTCAGTTGCATAATTATCGTTTTTTACAGAAGATGTAACATATACATGATCAGGACGTTGATTATATGGATCTATATTTACTTCTGATATTTCAGGTTCAATATTATTTAAAAATGTATTATTACTTAATAATGCATATGCACTAACCTCGTCTTTAATCTTTTGTTTAATCTTATATAATCTTTTTGCAATTGTATTATCGCCAAAGAATATTCCACCTATATCTGTATTATTCTCTTTAGCTAAATCAATATAGAATTTAGATTTTATTAATGAGTCAACTGCATTAGCAATTTCTACTACAGTATCTTCATTCATTACATTTCTACTATTTATTCTAGATGCAATTTTATTTATGAAATTTTCAACCGAGTCAGTAGTTCTGAAGAATCTACCATTTCCGACTAAATTAGACATACTCAATGCATTCTTTAGTTTAGCATTCAAAAATGTTTCAGCGTAGAATTGAGATACATTTCTAAATACGCTCTTATTACCAAGTTCTTTAATTGCTTGAACGTTCTTGGCAAATAGTTTAATAGAGGTGAGGCTATTCCCCCATTTTTTATTGTCAATCTGAGAATACTTAACTAATTCTGCCAATGACTTAGAAAATGGTTGAAGTTCTTGATATGTTTCAAATATGAGTAGCTGATTATATGCATGTTCAAATGTTCCAGAAATGCTAGCTAATTGAGTCCTTAAATATTCTTTATCAAATACGTGTCCATTATCTAGTATTTTGTGTTTATTTTTATCAAATTTATTCAATCCATCAAGTAATCTTTGTTTCCTCTCATCGACATCGCCTTCTGCTAATATAGCAACCTTTGCCATATTCATATATTTTCTGCTGACTGATCTAACTACGCGCTCTTCTTTTTCAAAAGCAGAAGCCATTTTGTCGGCGCCATATTGACCATCTACAAGTCTTACACCGTTAGCTATTTCTTTTAATATGGGCTGTGGCATAAAATAGAACGAATTTCCACCAATACCTGTTCTCAATAATAAACTGACAGTATTATATGTGTATTGATTAACATTAAGTCTAGTAATATAAGGGTCCTTAGCAACATCGACGTGAGCATTAATCATAGCAGATAGCCAGTCAAGTATACGTTTACCATCTATACCATCTATATCGTGCAAACTACTCATTTCGAATTTTCTAATTGGGCCTCTATTATTAAACTCCAATTTTGCAGTTTGAGTTAATACATGATGGGCATTACCTAATGCAAATGGAGCTATACCACGCTTACCAGTAGAATACTCTTCTTTCTTCCTGGATTGAAATGATGGAGATAAGTATTTGAATGGAGACGTTTTTTCGCTTACATTTATTAATGATTCAACATCACTAAGTATATTGTCTTTTAATTCATCAGTCACAGTATCAAGTGGCATTCTAGTTTCATGAGTACTATCTGGGTCAGTTAGAACTGCCATAAATACATCTAAAAGTCTATTTTGAACTGCTTCTTTTGAATTAGAATGATACGAGTCTTTTCCATCGATAGACAATGAATCATCGAATTTCATTTTTTCGACCACTCCTGATTCGTTCTTTTTAAAGTTATATCTAGCAATATAAAGTTTATCAATATCAAAATCAGAACCAGTTAGTTTGGTAAACTCAGTAGGCAATACTATTGTATCTCCAATATTAGCAGGCATTACGTCTACTATTTTTAATGATGACATCGATGATAAGCCTTGTGTAGGAATTCTATAACCAATAGATGATGCTTGTGAATTTGGGCCTATTATTTTATTATCAATAAGCCATTGTTTTTGAGCAGAAAAGTTCTTTATTTCTTTTGGTAGTACATCTTTAAACATAGTAATAGAAATAACTGTTTCCATAGATCCATCGTCAAAGAATCTTAATGGCATACCATTATTTATAAGATGTTTCCCTTTATGTGATTTATCATAATCTTCTTGACTTATCTTACCTTCATTTAATTGTTGAGACATTATAGATTTTAAACCAAATGGAGTCATTTGAATAAACATACCTCCTGGGGTCTGAACGTCAATAACTTTCTTCCCAATAGTAGCCATTATTCTTGACTCAATCCATTTCCAATCTAGTAAACCCTGAAGTGGATATCTTTTTTCACCATCTTTAGTACTAAGTTTTTCTATAATATCGACAGACATGCCAGAATTTTCAGCGTCCTCAGATAATAATTTATATAAATCGTCTTCATTTACCTCCTGTTGTCCACTCTCATTTGTTGTAACTCCTAATTCTTTAGAAAGGGAATTAACACCAAGATCAGACAAGGCAATATTAGACTCTCTTGCGATTGCAATCAATTCAGCGCCGGTAGCACCTTTTTTACCATTTAGATCTATATTACTGTATGTTTTATCTGATAATATGTTTGATAATCCAGTTTTATTAGCTTGTGTGCCTAGATTAATGTTAGCGCTCTCGTGAGGATCTGTTAATAGCTGACGTCTAAGATATTTATACTCCTGTTCTTCATGAGCCATATTCGATAGATCATTAATCTCTGACTGAGTACCATCCTTGTAAAAAGACATAGTTTTCCCATTACCAACTTTAACAGCACTATTAAATGCCACCATATCGATTTTACGCATTCCTGTGGCAACTTCATCTATATTCATTCTGTCATATAAAGTAGATAGATCGCCTCCAGCTAGAGCCCTGAAAAGAGGGAACATAGCCATCTTATCAAGTTTAGGTATATCTAAATTCCTTATTTCATCGATTCTGTCGCCAAAATAGATCATTTTCAATGGTTTAAGAGCCAAATTCATAACTGAAGTGTACTTAACATCATCATTCATCCATGATTGATCTGGTGATTCAAGTAAATTAAATGCATCTTCCATTTCCGGAGACCATTCGCCAAGCATCTCTACTATATTCCTATACATAGATGGAGATATATAAACAGTAGCATCAGTCTCATTTATCTTTTTCTCACCATATCCAAGGAAACTATTTTCAACAGACTTAGATCCTATAGCAAATTGTTTTTTGTATTGTTTATTTAACTCTTCTAATTCAGATAATTTACCAACATCTCTTTCGGCTATAGGCAAAAACTTGTTATTTATTAAGTCTAGCAAATTAGGTATTGTCTGTTTTAACGACTTTCTTAATTCACTATTAATGGAACTTGCAAGGAATCTATTTCTAAGTTCAGCAAATTGATTGCTACCTACTTTATTGTCATTTAACTCGGAAGAATTAAATTTAGTTACTCCACTTAGTCTATGCCCAACAGGCCAATCAGTTCTAAGATTAGACCCGGTAGAAAGTATAGATGATAATCTCTTTATTTTAGAGTCTGGATTTGGATAGAACGAAGGGTCTTTTGATATGATTTTTTCAAACTCATTGACAGATATGATTCCATTAACTAATCCCTCCCCAATCATTTGAATAGTAGCTGCTTGATTTTCGTATCCGCCGTAAGTGTTGCTGAATACTGAATTTTTAGCATTTGATGAGTGTTTGTTGAAATCGCCTTTATCTAATAGTTTATTATTTAATGTATATGTATTTGACCCATCATATTGTATTACACCTATAGATTTACAATATTCCAGTTCCTGGTATAATGCAGTAGTTAACGATGCATTAATCATATCATTTCTAACGGTAGTAGCACCCTGTTCTATGTCACTATCTTTATTAGTAATAAATATACGTTCTAAGTTGTTTAAGGCAATAGTTAAACCATCTTTTGGATCTGCTAATACTGCAGCATCTAAGTAGTCATTTAAACTTAAATTAGAAGTTTTTACTTCGCCTCCAATTGAAAGCGCATGAACCATATCTCCAAAGTGCCTAAATCGCAAACCATTGCCATGATTTTCAGACCACTTTTTGCCTGTGTTCATATTCTCGCCACCAAAGTGATACACTTTTTCTAGTTTATTCTGATCACCTCCTTGTAATTGATATTCATCCCAAGCATCTCTTATTGTATATAATTCTGCAATAAAATATTCTCCTAATTGATCCTTAGCCTCTGGTCCGAAATCTATATTTATAACATTATTAGAGGTCCCATCTGGATTATCTACGACCGTTCTATTATATATAATACCTTCATGTATAAGTTTTATTCCAGATATAAACATGTATGTTTTCTTATCTGCCATGGTTGGTAAACACATATAATCTTTTGACATTGCTGCCATTTTCATCACATAGTCTTCTGCGGGAGATATATCTAAATAGTCTCTACCTTTATCCTTAGTCTCTTCTTCGTACAGCTTTACGAATGTTTTTAATTGGATTTTAGAAGCGACCCCAGTTCTAAGTTGACTAAGCAATCTGGATCCAGTACCAATTCCACCTTGATCTAATCTTCCTCTATTATAAGTAGACTTTAGTAACTCATCAATAGCTTCTGGAGATTGATTTATGTCTCTTACTTTATCTGATAAGTAATTATTTAATGATATCTGATATAATTTAGCTCCATCGGCACCAAGTACAGTTACCTCTTCTGGGGATGGATGGACCTTAATATATGCTGCGGCTAGGTTTTTAGCAAACTTTTCACCTAGGAATATGTTTTTTGTGCTCATCTTCCTATTAATCTTAGTATATCTATCTTTTTTATAGATGGACCCATCGTTATCAATAAGAGACTTAAGTATATTATTGAACAGTAAATACATTTTGCCTGACTTCCTATTGGTAAGATAATCCATAAGTGATTCTATTGAATTCTCTGGGCCTCCATTACCACTAGATAGCATGTATTCTATTGTTTCAGAGTCTATGTTAACTCCGAGTTTGCTGTATAATGATACTATTTTGTTTATTACTTGACGTCTTCCTTCTTCCGTAGCGATATCTATACCATTTTTAGACCAATTAACTGGATTAGAAATACCATCTCTAAACTCAGTTCTAATTGATTCAACGTATTTTGCATTAAATGTTTTTTGTCCATTCGCATCAGTAGGATATATATTTTCATCTTCTGATAACATTTGGCCCCAAGCCAATGGCAACGTCTTGGTAGCCCTATCCACATCACTGTCCATTACATTAAACAATGACTCTACTTGGTTTTGGGACTGCAATTGCTCTTTATATCCAATGTTAATGAACTCATGTCTTAAGCTGAACATTGTATTCCAAAATTGAGTCTTAAAGTTCTCGTCTAGCATGGGATTCCCATCTTCGTCTAATTCGCTTATTCTCTCAAGTAAATTCCTATAAAATGCGTTATTTTCAGATAGTCTAGATATCTTTCCAATCATAGACTCTACAGTCCTTTCATTTGACAAATGAGATATCATGGTATTCCACGCAACGTCAAATGGTATAAATTTGTATAAACCGGTCATTGGTTCTTCAATAAACTCTAATTCGCCATCTTTAATTTCAGAGTGCTCCATTGTTGCAATGAACATCTTTACTCCAGTCCTTATATTATCCTTTTTGGATATCTCATAAGAGGCTTTGGAGTGGTCAGCCATTTCATCAGCAAGTTGATTAGAACTAGTATCGGTAGCATTATACTCGTCAATCTCTCTTATTCCCATTAATGTTAGAGAGCGTTTCAATTTAGGAATAAATACCTCTTCGAATCGATCATGGATTTCTTCGAACAAAGCTTTTCTTTGTGGGTCAGTCTCTTCTTCTGCTGATTGTTTTATAGTAGCATTTAATTTACCAAAGTCAATATCCTCAACATTTTTGTCTATTCCTGAAACTCCATTTACTCTAAATAAAGTATATAACAGCGCATCCCTTATCTCAAACAATTGAGTATAAGTTTGTATATTATTTAAATTAAGTTCCGTTATTCCATAGGGAGCAGCATCACCATACTTGTCTTTAAATTCTCTTAAGCTGTTTTGATTAATAGAATGACCTTTAAACACACCAAGTTCAACATCCTTAAATAACCTATCTAGGCTTTTTGGCGATAAACCAAGTAGTTTATTAGTAAAATTAGCAACTATCC